TCGATAAACTCTCAGCTCATAACTATAAATGTTTCTGATTTAGAAACATCAAACACGAGTATGATATCCCATTTATACAATGAACTTAAAAAGCAGTATACAGATTTCACCGAAGATATTTAAAAAAATAAAACCTTAGTATAATATAAAATATGTCTGGAGGTATTGCTCAACTCGTTGCAATCGGTGCCCAAGATGCGCACCTCGTCGGTCAACCCGAAGTTTCCTTTTTCAGGTCCAACTATAAACGTCACACAAACTTTGCCCAAACTGTCGAAAGACAAACTATCCAGGGCAATCCAACTGCAAACGGTATGTCATCTATTCGTTTCGAAAGAAAAGGTGATATGCTCGGCTACGTCTACATTTCACCAAGGGCTGGTACTTCTACAACATCTGGAAATTGGTGGAAATCCATTTCAAAAGTTGAACTTTTGATCGGTGGCCAAGTCATCGACACACAAGATGCTGCATTCTCCCAATACGTCGCCCCATGGGCCCTTTCGCAAGGTAGTACCAAAGCAGGTGGTCTTATTGCTTCTGCCGAAACACCATCCCGAGGGTTTTACCCACTCAGGTTTTCGTTTTGCGAAAACGCCCAATCCGCGATCCCATTGGTCGCGCTCCAATACCACGATGTTGAATTAAGAATTACGTGGGGCGGAACTATAGTTGCTGACCCAGAAGTATACACCCAGTTCATCCACCTCGATACAGATGAACGCACAGTTTTATCGTCTACGCCACAAAACATGCTCATCACACAAACAACTTCTATTGTCGCATCCAACAGTAAGGTTCAAGAACTCCCGTTGAACCATCCAGTTAAGTTTATTGCTGGTACTCAGGTGGATTCATCCACTGGTAAAATAGCTACTTTAAATTGCGTCGCCTCTGGTAAAATCAAACTCCAAATTAACGGTACGGACGTTTCTGACTTTAAGGTCGCCAAACCACACTTTACACAAGCCCCAGTTTATTTCCACTGTCCAAACTCGAATGTCGATAACGACGCAGATAATAAATTTTTACAACCATTCTGTATTGACACGGCCAAAATCCAACCAACAGGTACACTCAACTTTAGTAGACTCGACTCTGCGAGATTTGTTCAAGATACTAGCACCTTCACGGGTAATATGTATGCCGTTGGTTACAATATCCTCCGTATCGAAAACGGTATGGGTGGTTTGATGTACTCGAACTAATTTAATTTAGCCACTTATTATAAATGTTCTGGCAATTAGTTTTTTTACTAGCTTTCATTTTTATTATAACTTACGATCCTAAATCCGGAACTTTGAATCATCTCATTAACTCTAAACACGAAGAACCCGTACAAAATGCGGAGTGTAAAGATGGACATTACCAGGAGATTCAATTTGCTCAAATGGGATACGAGTGTCCAAAAGAAGACGGTGTACACATGGGTGCGATTATACGAACTTAAAAACATGAGGTTCTATTTTACTATAAAATGTTTACATTCGACCGTGAAACCGCCATAATTGTTGCTATTATAATGTGTATAGCAGCATCTATTTATATGTATAAAGAACTTAAAACGACCAGGGAAGAAATGGAAAGTGTTAAAGGAATGAATGGAAAAATATCTTCATTTTTGTCCCAAATAACACCCGTCAGAGTCCCAGGACCAGCGCAAAAAATTGAACAAAAAGATACACCAAAAGAAACCCAAGTTGACGAAGATTTTGAAGAAAATCAAGATAGCGAAGAAGAATCTTCAGAATAATCATCTCGCTCAATTATAACTTGCAATCGCGCAATGAAAAAATATAAAGCTATAGCCATTCCCGTAATGTTTACGGGTTCTAAACCAAAGTTCCTGACTGTCCGAGACCGACGATTCAAAGATTGGATTTTCGTTACCGGAGGGTGTAGAAGAAAAGAAATACCTAATCCTATTAGATGTGCCTTACGAGAATTAGACGAAGAAACGAGAGGTGTTGTGAATCTAAAGAAAGGCGAATATACAGACTTCAAGTTTGTAGTAAAAGAAAGCCCGGGTGTAGATTTAGAATATAACGTCTTCATATTTTTCGTAAATTATACACAACAGGAACAAAATGATCTCGTTAAGAAGTTTAACGACGAAAAACAAAAAACAAATTTAAAAAAAATACAAAAGTTACCCATTAAAAGGACCCATGATGAAAATGATTTTATGAATTTTGAAACCTTATCAGAATTTAACACAAAAAAACAGTGGGATCGAATAGTTAAAAACGTACTCAATAACCCAGAATTTTACGCGTGTGTAACTTCTGTTAATAGAAAAACCTTCTCTATTAAATAATGAAGTCCAAGGCTTATATACTATCTCAAATACAGGAATTACTCGTCGAAAGACACGGGTACACGCATAACAAAGCAGAAAGGTACGTAGAATTACACAAGGACGATAAAGTTTACGAACTTCTCGTTTTGAAAAAATCTTTATCAGAACAGGAACAATATCCAGAAATATCGTTTAGAAAAACAGTTTGGCGACATCACTACGATAGTGAATGAATATAAAAAAATAAAACCAATACTTTATAAGTATATACCATGTTTAAACAATGGTGTAGAGAACAGGGGTTCTTAAACAACTCCAATGTATCACATGTGCTCATGGATGGGGGTATCCTTTCCGTGCCATTTGATAGATTGAATGATTTTTATGAAAAATGTGTAGAAGTGTATACTTTAGGAGAGAAGATTTTTGTTGTGGAACAAAAAACGGAAAATTATAACTTCTTTATAGATCTCGATTATAAAGATGAAACTGAATTAACTCTTACTCAAGTAGAAAGTATATGTAAAATTATTTGTGATAAAGTTAGTAAATTTGAAGGTGCCGGACAGGCTTTAATATCTATAGCAGAACCGAAAAAGGTTTCGAATAAACTGATAAAAACAGGTGTTCATATAAACTGGGAAGGTTTTACAGTGAATAGATCTTCAGCAATAGCTATAAGAGAACATGTTATAGATACTCTAAAATTAGTGTATGGTTCAGTAAATTGGGAAGACGTCGTTGATTCTGCCGTATACGGTAGTTCAGATAGAAAAACAAAAGGAAGTGGTTTTCGTATGCCTTTTTCATATAAACGTGCTAAACATGAAAAGTGTTCTGGACAGGGATGTAAAGAATGTAATAATACGGGTAAAGTTATCCAGGGTGAATACTTACCCTATTACATTTATAAAGGTAACAAAGGTCCTTTCACGCTACTCGAAACTATATTACCACACCCAGATGTTAATCTTTTACACATGGCAACGATACGTAGCCAAAGTACACAACCAAATATTATAGAAGGAAAAACAGTGTTTCAATCAAATGAAGGCTCATCTTTTACACAAATGGAAATAAAAAATGAATTCAAAGACCAAGAGGTTATATGTCTTTTACAAAACTTTATAAACAAACATCTCGAAGGGCAGAAAACTTCACGTATCACAAAAATGTTTGAATCTAATAATCAATTTCTAGTATCGACCAACTCTTTCTATTGTGAAAATAAAAAATGTAACCATAATTCTAACCATGTATGGTTTCATATACTAGGAGAAACAATTGCACAAAAGTGTTTTTCTACCACTGATATTATGAGACATTATGGGTTTTGTAAAGATTTTACAGGTAAAAGACATCAATTACCACCTAAAATTGTAGATATTTTATACAAAGACGGTACCGTTAAGAAATATGTATCACCTAATAAATCTTTTTTCAAAAAGAAAAGTGATAATACCATAGATCGTACAATAAATACTATACTTATCGACTTTATAAATAAACATATGGTAAAAACTAACGTTACATTTAATGTAACAGATATAAAATTAAATAAAACTAAATCTAAATCTAAATCTAAAGACTATTTAGTAAACACAACGTATACGTGTAGTGAATGTAACACTAACAATACAGATTTTAAAATAATAAAAAATAAAATTCAACAAGTTTGTGAATGTACCACCCGCGAACATTTTCTTCCGGAAAAAATAGTATCTAAATTATAGATACGCAATGATAGCTGTAGTAGTTCTAGCTATTGTAATATACTTTGCATCGTCTTTAATTAACAGAGATACCGATAACAATATCGTAACAGAAATAAATAATCTCGTAAGACAATCTTATAAATACTCAGGTTTAAATAAAGATATACACAGTGAATTCGTTGAAAATATCAAATTAGCACTCGAACACAGGACAAATACCGAATTATCAAGAAAATATTTAAACAGGGCACTAGAAAATTTAAATGAAATATCGCTCAGTTCTATGTCAGGTGATACGGACGAATTAGAAGATATAGATACTATTATTAGCGATTTAAGAACGTGTTTTGAGTATTTGTATAACGTTATAGAACAGCGTGAAAGTGAGTAAAATAGTTAAAGGAAATGTCTGTATAATAATTAATACTATGGTTGCAAAAACAAGAACAAGATCCGGGAGAGTTTCTAAATCACCAGAACGATTAGAATTATTTGAAGAAGTTGAAGACGATTTTAAGGATGATGAATACGATTCAGATGAAGATTTATTACAGACAGACGATGAAGATTTTTGTACAGACGACGAATACGAAACCGACTCAGATGAAGATGAAAATGGAAACTTGAAAGGGTTTGTTGTTGACGATATAGACGAAGACGAAGAAGAAGAAGAAGAAGAAGAAGAAGATGAGTAATAATGAGCTTAAAAAAATAGATACTTTTTTTATATATGGAAGCTGAAGTTGGTACACCTATTGAGTATAACCCAGATGAATTCATGAATAAAAACAGTGATGAATTAGAAGAACGTAATGATGAACATAATCATAACGAAACCTATTATGACCACATACAACCACCACCACCTGTATATTATAACCACCCGCCTTTACAAATACAGGACAAAACCGATATTTTTTCAAATTTAGATAAAACAGGGTATGTTATTATTTTTGTAGCATTCTTATTAGGATTTTTCATGGGGAAAACTATGCAACCAGTTATTCTTCGACCGGGATAAAAGGTTTACCACTTACCCAGTCGTATTGAGATTGAGTTTGTTGACCTTTGAATGTACCTATATTACCAGTTTTAGGTTCAGTAAAATACGCTCGACTCACAACCAAAGGATCTTTAATAATATCCTGAACTACATCGGATGCAGTAACATTTTTTTCTTCCGTTTTATTTTTTACATTATAGTACAATTTTAAAAATAAAACGATTATTGTGAGAACAATAAGAATGGTGATTATGTTTAATATAATACTCAACATACTTACATTTAAATAACAAAATTAATTTACGCCGCCTCTTCAGGGTCTACATTTTCCATATTTTTAGATGTCACTTCCTCTTCTTCATCTTTACCATCGTCTTCCTTAATCTGTGCCTGTTCCGAAAGTTCAACTTGAGATTTCTTAGCTTCTTCCTCCATTTTCAAATTTTCGGCTTTAGCCTTTTCATCGTCAAACTTTTGCATGGCTTCTGTAGAATTGAATCCTCTTTCCTTAGCCTCGTTTTCCAACGCTTCCTTCGCATCAGCTTCACGTTTTTCAGTTCGTTCCCTGATTTCCTGAGCAACAATCTCATCTGCTTCCTTAACGAGATCTTCCATATCGGCATCAGGTTTTTCCTTTTGTAGACGTTCCAATACTTCACCAGGATGGCTAATTGGAGGTTCATCAGGTTTCGTATAAAACTTCGAGTTTTCATCACCACTTTTAAAGTATGTGTCTGAACCTGGTGCTTTAACAGCCATCATATCTCTCTTACGTTCAGCGAACATAGCGGCGGCTTGTGCCTGATTTTCCCTATATCCCGACATCAATTCCTCGAGCTTTTCGTCAGCATAATGTGCATCTTCAATTTGAACCGGGTCGGGTGGAATTAATAACCATTTATACATATCAACGACGTAAATATCAAAGGTCGCATCTTCTTTTTGAAGACGTTTCGCATGAGATGCAGCTTCGTCCCTGGAATTAAATGCACCTCTAATTTTAATACCAAACTTATCGTTTTTTTGTGGTGCATCGGGTCCTACAATAGAAAGGCATGCGTATAATTGTCCGGGTACGGTCGTATAATCTTGTTCAAGAGTTGTCATTGTTTTATATGTTTATGTAGTATCTTTTTTTTAAGCTCGTTTTAATTTTATATTCAAAGAAGAAGAGCAATATAGTACCTAAGTGATTAGATCCTATTAATAAAAATAATAAAAGATAATATGCCCGGCGGTAAGAATACTAATAAATCCGGTCTTCCGTTCGAAGACCAGATTCAAAAACTTTTTTTCAACAAGGAAATGAAAAATGGAGACGACTACACGATTGGTGATAAAAAATTTGTATTTTACTCCAAAAAAGCTTTACATCAACACTTGGTGAAACACGGTATGTACAATTCAGATGATTGGGACCACCACAAGGAACCGGATTTTGCCTTAATAGATGAAAACAAGGAAACACTTTTTCTATTCGAAGTCAAACACCAAGTTGATATAGGTTCGTGTGATAATAAAATAAGGGGGGCAGAATCACTTCGACGTGAATATAAAGAAGACTTGTACCCTAAACTCAAACATGTATATATGTGTTATATATTAAACCGGGGTCAAGAGACACCAGGTACATTTGCATACGGTTTTGGTATAAAAAAACTAAAAATACCGATAAAACATAACGAAGAAGATGATATTCCATTCTTTTTTGCTGAAAAAGCCGATAATAGGTATCGATTGTTTAAGAAAAAAAGAGAGGGTAAAGAGGATTTATGGATACCGTACCCTTACCAATATAAAATTGATGTAAACGCTATTGAAAAATGGATTTTATCAAGACTTCAATTGTTTTAGACGAAGGGTCTTTACTATTTATTGCGCGTCTCGCTGGGATATCATCTATCTTATACTCTTTAAAACTACTGGTTACAAGATCGACTTTTGCATTTGACATTACAAAATCAACTTTAGAACTTTTTAATAATTTAAATAAATCTTTATGATCATCCATTATAAATCCATCTTTCGTATACCCTACAAAACTTGTAACACTTTCAGGTGCGTAAGGCGGGTCCGCGTATATAAAATCACTATCATTTACGGTTTGTGCGAAAGCGACCCTAAAATCACACCATTTGAAAACCACATTTTTTATAAGGTCTTGTATTTTTACTAACTCGTCTAAAGATACTACTAAAGGTGTCGTTTTATAGTGTCCATACGGTACGTTAAACCCGTTCGGTCCTTCCCTATACACACCTCTAAAACACGTCTTGTTTAGAAAAATTAACGTCGCGGCGTGTATAGGTGTCGTAGGTATCAATTCGTTATACTTTTTACGTATCCAATAATAGTAACTTTCCTTCGATGTAAGACCTTCATCTTCAGTTTCAGGTTTACGGTTTACGTCCGTACCTATTCGTGTATCGTACGTGGTAAAGAGTTCAAGTAAATGGTCGTGAACATCTTTAGGATTCTCTTGAATCTGTCTATACATGTTAATTAATTTCTGATTTTTATCGTACGCGTAAACTTTACCTTTTACGGTAATGTCTTGACTTTCGAGTATTCCAAATAGAACGCTTCCACCACCCACGAATAGTTCGTGGTAATTTTCTATTTCCCTCGGAAAAGATTTCAAAACTTTATCGAGAATTTGTGTCTTACCACCGACCCATTTAATAATAGGTTTCATTTATATTAATTATAATCTTCTTTTTAACCTAAGATACTATTATTTTAAAAGTAAAATCAAAACAATAACAAAAATGATACCTGAATCTTACATTAAAAAGAACGAAGAAATAATCGCGGTTCGCGAATTAGAAGAACCTTTAAACAGGGATGTGGTCGACCACGTTCTAAAATTTGTAAACCCTTACATATCACTCAGTGATACGAGTGAAGAAGATCATGTTAAATATTGGTTTAAATTAGGTCGAGAGACTAATAATTTACGATTATGGTGTTTTGCGTGTACGAAAATAATGGAAAAATCGTTTGGTACGTCGCATAAAAATAACACCGAATTAAAAAGAATGGGTTGTTCGACCTTTCAGTCTTTAAAATGTTATTTGGAAAATTACATGGTAAAAAACCTAAAAAATTGGGATGAAATTGAAACGTATGAAAAAGTTGGTAAAAAGGATCATATCGATATGTTTTATGGTGGTAATAACGATGATTTTTATGAAAACGTATCAGAATATATGATTTTTAAGAGACCATATCGTAAATTTATTACCAAAAATGAACAGGAATACATGTTATGTTTTAACGAAAGGTTAACTGAATATTTAAATTTCGTGGAGAATAACATACTTCAAAATAACAATATATTACACATTGGTAAATATGGTAATTTGGAGTTAATAAAAAGTATAAAGCGTTTACGAATAAATAACGAAAAGTTTATGGTTACTGTCCAAAATATCAATATTGGTATCGACAAAAGAGAAAAAAATTAAATCTTATACATTAATAAATGGTTATAGCGACAACGTTTTTTAACCATATTAACATTAAGGGTGTTGTGGAATTTGAAGAAAAGGGGGGTAAAGTTATAATCAGGGGGGTATTAAAATCAAATAAGTACAAAAATAGTTCGCACGGGTTTCATATACACGAAGCGGGTGATCTAACTGATAAGTGTATGGGTGCGTGCGGACATTTCAATCCATATAATAAAAAACACGGAGGTCCTAAATCTAAGGAAAGACATGTTGGAGATTTGGGTAATATTCATTTTGATGGACGTGGTAACGCTACTTTTAGAATGGTAGATAATTTAATAAAATTAAGAGGGACTAAAGCTAATATAATAGGAAGGTCTTTGGTTATACACGAAGATATGGATGATTTAGGTTTAGGTAATCATAGTGATAGTTTAACAACTGGACACGCCGGTAAGAGAATAACGTGTGCAGTTATTGGTTATTCAAAAAGAATGTGTAATTAATATATTTGAATATAATATTAACCTATGATTATTTTTTTACATTTTTAGAATAATTTGGTACTTGGTTACCATATTTTTCATTGTAATTACTACGCAATTTATATGTTTCTCCTAATGGTGTTGGTGTTGGTTTAGGGGTCGTTTTCATTAAACTTTTTAAACTTTTTGTTTTGAGTTTAGGATTAGGTTTAGTCGCGGATGATTGATTACCCTTTTTTAATTTTGTTTTAGTATGTGTTAACATGGTAGATTTTTTAGGTTTTGATGAATTTATAGTTTCGTTTTTAGTCATTTATATAGTCTGAGATTTTTAACCTTAGTAACCCCATTTAAAAAAGAAAAACGAATATAAATAAATGGAGGAGATACGAAAGTACCATAACGAGTCTAAGCGTCTCCTCATCCAATCGGCTACCCGCGAAGGCGACAGTATTTTGGATGTAGGATGTGGATTCGGTGGTGATCTTCAAAAGTGGAAACACGCGGGGGCTAATATAAGCATGTGTGAACCTAACCCAGAATCACTTAAGGAGGCTAAGTCGCGTGCCAAGAATATGAAAATACGCGTCAACTTTTACGAAGGTGATATATTCGCGTGTCCACAAAGAAAATACGACGTCATATGTTATAACTTTGCGTTACACTATATATTCGAATCACCCAAGTTATTCGAGACGTCTTTATTAGCAATTAAAAATAGAATAAAACCCGGGGGTCAATTCATAGGGATTATACCAAATTCCGATAAGATTATCATGAACACGCCCGTAAAAGATGAGTTAGGGAACTACTTTCTAATGAAACATACGAGTTCGGGGAACTTTGGGGAAAAGTTGTACGTCCACTTAGCCGATACGCCGTATTATGCCGACGGACCAAAAGTCGAACCTATCGCGCATAAAGATATGTTATTCACGCGAATGGAAAATTTGGGGTTTACTTTAACACTGTGGGAAGATCTTAAAGGTAACCCGGTTTCGGATTTGTATAGTAAATTTAGGTTTGTGTATAAGAAATGATTAGTTATTATTATTATTGACATTTGTACGTCTACTCTGAGCGGCGTTACCCGCCTTTTTTCTTATCATGTTTGGTGTTTTTGGTATGTTATTTAATTTCGTATTGTTTAGTTTTTTCGCGAGAGTGTTCGGTGTGTTTGGTTTGTTTGATTTTACAAACTTGACGAAATTTAAGTTTCTTCTAAATAATGGTCTTTTCGTAAACGGATTTAAAACGATATTTGTGTTTGGACTAAGACTGTATAAAGTGTTAATATTAGTGATATTAGTACTTGGATTTTTTGTTTTTATCCATTTTAGAAGTGATTTTTCAGTTAAGTACTTATCGTATCCGAGGTTTAAGGCATTATTACCGACACGAAAATTATTACCAGATATAGGATCGTTACGATTAGTGTTTAGGGGTACGTTTTTACGTACTATAGGTCTAAGTGGTATATGTTCAAAACGTGTCGAACTATTCTTAGTAATTCTTAAATCAGGTCGATAAAGTGATTTTGGTATGATTCTAAGGTTTGGGTTACTATGTATATAAATGGATCTCAGGTTTGGAAGACGACCGATCTCATCTGGTAACGAGGTTAACCTATTATGTCCTAAAAAAATCATCTCGAGATTTTTAAGCTTACCGATCTCTTTTGGTATCGATGTTAATTTATTAGCAGCCAATCCAAGTGATGTAAGATTTTTAAGCTTACCGATCTCTTTTGGTAACGATTCTAAATGATTACTACTCGATCTAAGTTCTTCGAGTTTTTTAAGGTTACCGATTTGTGGTGGTAACGAGGTTAATATATTATCTTCCAAATCAAGATCCCTAAGATATTTAAGGTTACCAATTTGTGGTGGTAATGATTCTAAATTATTATATCCCAAACCAATATACCTAAGGTTTGTAAGGTTACCAATTTGTGGTGGTAATGATTCTAAATTATTATATCTCAATTTAAGTGCTGTAAGTTTTTTAAGGTTACCAATTTGTGGTGGTAACGAGGTTAAATTATTACGATACAGAAAAAGAAGTTCAAGTTTTTTAAGTTTACCAATAGATGGTGGTAAATTGGTTAAGTTTTTAGCTGATAAATCAAGACGTGTAATATTCATGTTCCTAACACCGAGGTTACGAAGTTCCTCAGGAACTTTAGAGATGGAGTTACTCATATACATTTACTTGATATTTTTTTCCAATTTGATTTTTTATATAGGTTTATGGTAAGATGATACTCGTTATACTTCTACTTATCATAAACGTATTTTTACTACTCAACACGAATGAGCCACAGGAAATAACCGAGGTTCGCGAAAAGTATGGAATTCTCAGGGAACACCTCATAGAAACTGAAAATAAGAAATTTGAAATGTTACAAACAGAAGTACCCATAACGGCACATTACAGTATTGCTAAAGGGGCTATAGGGTATAACACGAACAAGGGAACTGAAATAGGTTTGTGTATAGACGGTGATTCGAATGAAATTTTCCACGTTCTTTTACATGAACTCGCACACTCTACTGTAGACGAGTATTCACACAGTAAAGAGTATTGGAAAAATTTTAAAGAATTACGGAAAATGTGTGTAGAATTAGGTATATACGAAGAAATTCCAAAGAAAATTAAGTTTTGTAATAAGTATGTACAGGATAAATAATCTTTGTTACTATTAAATAATAATGTCCGAAAACGGAATAACGTTTAAAGGTCTTGGTACATCTGTCTTTCTTTGGACTCTTCTCATGGGTATGAACACTTCTCCATTACTCTTCGATAACTACTGGTTTAACATGACACTCCTACATTTAATCGCGCCCATTTTCATTAATAGGTTAATGAAAGGTGGTGCATTTTTCGGGTACGCGTCCATTGACTTTCAGGGTCTTGTCGTGATATCATTCTTAGCGTACCTTTTTGCTATACTTGTCACGCAAGTTTTCGATAAGAAAATACAAGAACACTATAAGAATTACGGGAAAAATGCGAGAAGTACAGGTATTGTCTATTCACTTCGCGTAACTGGGTTTGTAATTGGTATGATTCTTGCTTACCCTATCTTAACAAGAGATAAAGGATTAGAAGGGTTTTTCTCAAATTCTATAAATAATGTATAATTAAGTGTATTTTTTAATAACGTAAAATACAACTGCGGCAGCTACACCAGTTGACGCTAAACCAATCATACTTCGGTTCCCTTGGTCGTTAAGAAACGATGGTACGAAGTTCGCGAGTTTTTCTTGAACTGGCTTACTAATTGCTATCGCAGTACAAACTGCGACTACGAGAACTTGAAACTGATCATCCGTTAAATTGAATGGATTACTGTTACCGTTACTGTTATTTGATTGAACTTGTTGTTGCGGTTGTTGTGGCGCTTGTGCTTGCATCATTGGTGTTTGCATTTGCATTTGTGTCATCCGAGGATCTTGTGCCATCATTGGTGGTTCGAGTGGTGCTTCTGGTTGTCCCAATATATCGGAAATTGAAGTAGAATCCATTATCTGTTTATTTTCACTTAGATTTTTTTCGAGCGAAATATTCGGCATTTGTTGTTGCTGATGCTGTGGAGAAAATGTAGTTGGTGGTAAAGAATTTGATTCATTATTAGCAATAAAGTTAGTCGATTTGTTATTATTTAAATTAACCATACCGTCCGAATTTTCAGAAAGATTCATAGTATAAACGTCTGTCATATACCATAACATGTGTTTTTCGTTTTTTTACGTTTACGCGATAGCCTGGATTATTCACGTAAAGTATAGCTTGGGTACATACAACCGAATGTTTTTACTATTCTAGGTAAATCGTTTAGTTCGTCATAATTAGACATGTCGTGATCTATATAGACCGTTTTTGTTTCGTGACATACATCGACCAATATACGGTACCCTTCGTCTGTGTTATACGTAGGAGTGTTTATTTCGTTAAACGCTGGGTACACCAATGATATATTTTTAGTGGGTGGTATTTGTGTTATGTTTAAAGCTGTACATATTTTTCTAGATAAAACTCGTATCATTTCTTCTTAGTAATTTTTAATGCAGTCGTTTTTTTAACTGCGTTACGATCACCAATCTTCATGTTACCATGTCTCGGATTAAACATCTTCTTATGTGTTTGCCAATATTGAGGTGCACCGACCTTAAAGTTTTTACGTAAGGTTGCCTTGTACCAAAAAACACAATCTTCTATTCTATTACTCTTTGATGTATTATCTAAAACTAAACACTCGTAGTTCTCTGTACATGAGTCCATAACTTTGTTGAACATTTCGAACGTTGGAAATATACCAAAAAAGTTTTTATATAACTTCTCACGATTTTGAATGATATTTTCACGTAAAATGAAAATGTAATCTATATTTGCCCTGAGTGCTGGTGGAAGATCCATACAGTATTGCATAGTTAACATGAAAAATATCTTCCAGTGACGACCATTCATAAAACATTGACGAATACACGTATCTTTCATAAATTTTGAATCGTACATACAATCGTCTAAAAGAAGAAACGCACCACAATTTGGTTTACCTGCACCCACGAGTTTCTTCTGTCTATCCATAACACGTTCTATTGCTTCTCTATCGTAATCTCCGTATATGAATAAGTCGGGTATATACTGTTGATAATAATGATTTCCTTCTTCAGTTGCTGATAAAACTATTCCTGCTGGTAAATGCTTTTTGTGATACAGTATATCAGTAACAAGTGTTGACTTACCCGTATTACGTTTTCCTATAAATACACACACTTTATCATCAGCCATACCTTCGGGTTTGAATTTTCGGAGTTGAAGATTCATCTAATCTAATATATCGCCTCGTTTTATTTTATAAAATTTTACTCACATAGAGTAAGAATGTCTGGTAGAATAAACCTTGCTGTCACGGGTATCCAGGACCAATGGCTTACGGGGGAACCTGAATTTTCGTATTTCCTTGTAAATTTTAAAAGACATACTAAATTCTCTATAGAAGCTACAGAAACGCCTTTTGACGGTGAACCTAAATTTGATACGTCGCTAGAATGTCGTATACCAGCTAATAAAGGAGATCTTATCAGGAGTATGATGTTGAAATTTACTTTACCTCAACCCACGACACCTGGTAAATCTTTTAATGTAACGTTTCAATTGACTGGTTCGGGAAATAAATACTTTATAGATGGTGTTCAACAGGCAACATTGACTTTATACGAAGGTACGACGTATACTTTTAATGTGAACGCGGGTAACCACCCGTTTTACCTATCTGAAACGATTAATGGAACCCGTAATAGTGGTTCTGTGTATGATACTGGTGTGACTGGTGATGGAACAGACAATGGTGCGGTTACATTCGTCGTACCAGTGAATGCACCTTCCACGTTATACTATTACTGTTCTGAACACTCAAATATGGGTGGTCAGATAAACGTGAAAAGTCTTCGGTACCGTGAATCTATAGGTGCGCAGATAATAGAATACGCGGACTTACGTATAGGTGGTCAAACAATTGAACGTATAACCGGTGATTATATATACATGTATAACCAGATACATAACAATCACGATGATACCGACCAAACTCTTTATTTTCTAACTGGTCATGGTAATTATATACCTGTTTCTTACGATTGGGATTATAGTGTAATGTTACCATTCTATTTTTTTAGACATCCGAGTTTAGCTTTACCTGTGTGTGCTATAACAAAACAACTCGTCGAGGTTGAAATAAAGTTTAGAAAACTAGAGGATATAACTGTGACGTACACTACTTCATCCGGTGCTATAGAAGATCCACCTTCAGACGTATCATCTACAATCAAAAAAGTTTCATTAATAACGGATTTCTTTTATATAACCGAAAATGAAAAAAATTTCTTATTATCACGCCCAATCGAATATGTTATAACACAAATTCAACTGTCTCAGTTCAAAATGAAACCCGGAGAAACGAAAAAGTCTGGTATGCTTAACTTTAAAAATCCAGTTAAGGAGATGTTTTTTGTGGCTATAAGCGATGATGTATTTAAATATAACCCGATTAAAAATGTTACAATGAAATTTAATAATAATACGATAATAGACGCTGATAATTTAATGCTAAGCTATGAACAACCTCTAAAATATTACACAGGAACTACAGAAAATAACTTCGGTGTGTATAGCTTTTCACTAAAACCAGAAACATACTATCCGACAGGACAAGTTAATATGAGTAGAATTGCACACAATTTAATAGAAATAGAACTCGATAGTCCAGATTCAAGTTTTGGGCACAAAGTTTACGTGTATGCAGTTAACTATAATGTTTTGCACGTCGAAAGCGGTCTCGGAGGTTTAAAATTTTAGTCAGTTATACTAGTAATGGCTGGCCGTGTTCAATTAGAAACATCTGGTCCACAGGACGCTTTTTTTACGGATGATCCAGAATATACCTATTTCATAAAAAATTTTCAAAAGCATTCTAATTTTGCACCGTTCTTTGTTGATTTGGACGTTGAAGGTGAAGTTGAATTTGATAATATTATAAGGTGTACCATACCCCAAGATCAAGGTGACCTTTTAAAAACAGTAAGTTTAAAATTTGAATTATCGGAAATACAACAAAACTTACTAAATGGTGATGGTATATTAGGTATTGGGTATGTGGAGTCTATAGGACACGCTATTATAGAGTATGCCGAAATATTAATCGGTGGTAAAACAATTCAAAGAATACCAAGTGATTTTTTAGCTATTTATTATGATAATTATGTAACACAAACGAAACAGAAAAATTTATCTAAACTTATAGGTAAACCACCTTTAGAACTTTCAGGTACACCTGTATCGAATCACGAAATTTCTGGGTATTTAGGATTTGCTACACAAAAACAAAATTTTTTCGTTGATATACCCTTTTATTTCCACAATAACCCCGAACTCGCTATTCCTATTTGTGCAATAGATAAACAGGAAATTGAAATTATTATTAAACTTAGGAAATGTAGTGATTGTATATTTGGTCATGATTCTACCACTCCAGCTAATGATGATAATGTTCGTTACTTATCAAATAATGTATCAACAAAGGGTCTCATTAAAAACATGAAAATAACTACCGAAATGGTATCATTAACAGATGTTGAAAAGAAAAAAATTAAATCTGAAAAAATAGACTATATAATTACACAAATACAGGAAAGTAAATCTATAATACCACAAGACCCAGATATAAGTTCTATAGTCGAGATTAAACATAACCTTAATTTTAAAAACTCTGTAAAAGAGTTATTTTTTATAATTCAAAGACTTAGAAAGGTACCTGGTAATCATTTTGTTACTAATTTCGATTATGATTCAATGTTTATAGTTTATGATGGAGAATATGTTAATTATGAACACCTCAAATCATTAAAAATGTCTCTAGATGATTCAGAAATTTTAAATGAAGAAACGGGTGATGTTATAAATTTACGCGCTGTACAAAGTGGTATACACCATTCACGGACACAACTTTTTAGGAGGTATTATTCTTATAGTTTTGCGCTCGAACCTGAACGATGGTATCCGACAGGACAGAAAAATTTCAGTATGGTTAAAGATCAGATATTAAAACTTAAAGTAACACCTGATAATTTTGCACAAAGAGAACTTAGAGTTTTGGCACATAGTTATAATATACTCCGAGTGGAGAACGGTATTGCTCAAACGTTATTTTAATACAATGAATCAATCAGAAAATGATGCTACAACACAACTCGTTGAACAGTTTCAACAAACAGCTATAGATGTTATACAACCCGTCATGGAACAAGCCATAGTTTTTGCAGCCGAATATGCAAAGGCATGTGGTCGTGATACTATACTCGGTAAAGATATGGAATACGCTATGAAATATTGTGCAATGAACGAAGTTGGTAAGAAAACGGGAACATATTTCCCAGAAATTTACGATGAATCAGATAGCGAAGAAGAAGAATTGGATGTAGTAGACGAGGAAGACATTGAATTTGAAAGGTATTCTGGTAGAGAATACAAATTCGTTAAAATGAACATTGCGTACGATAATTGGGGTACGTGGGTGCCGAAAAACCCAACAGAACATATGTTAAAAAATGCTATAGATAGTAATGGAGACATCTAATTTAGAAGGTTGGGATAAGGATGTTATATATTTTAAAATATCAAATTGTGATGATAGCTCGGATAAAGACTCTGACTCTGACTCTGACCCTGACTCAGAAACTGAAACCGATAACGAGTCTGGAACCGAATCTGAATCCTCAGGGTATTCTTATTCTAAAGAAAAACCTATTAAAAATATGAAAGGGTACTTTAAAAATACGAAAAAATATAAGAAAATTTTATTCGACGAAAATTTTCTCCCAGAATAAAATCTTCATTTATAGTATAAAAATGTCTGCTGCCAAAGAAACTATTACACTCGTCGCATCGGAACTCGAGTCGCAATCTCTCAACGCTATCGTCGCTGGGTTTTCCTTCGCCGCCGCCTTGTCTTGGGTTGACTTGGTCAGGTGGTTGGTTAACCAAGTGATCAAGGTTAACAAGAACGGTGGTATGAACTACACACTTACCGCGTTGTTCACAACTCTCTTGTCCATCTTTGTCTTTATGGTCACTTCCAGAGTGTCCTCCAAGGTTAACAAGCCAGCACAACCAGTGTTCGCTGTTACTAAGTAAGTTGAAGTCGTTTCGGTTTCTTTATAATTAAAAGTAAAAATAAACCTGCTGCGACTACCATAAATATAGGTATAAAAGCATCCCAGTTATGTACATCCTCTCTAAATTCATAGGGGATTTCCATAGGTGTAGGTAAACTCTCCCCTCGTTTAGATCTAGGTATATTTTCCATTTTATCTGTAGAACATGTTACTGCTAATTTTAGTATATGATTCGCATTTCTAAAATCGTAAGGTATAAGCCGATTATTACTACTATAATAAAATTGAACACGTAAACTTGATATTGTTTTTTGTGCCCCACTATCAAAATTATGTTCGACAGCATCGTCTACACCAGAATAGTTAATTACGTCTCCACACATGAGTATTCGTCCAGTATAAAAAGGTGTATCTGAAAATACAGTCTTATTAAATTCATCGGACCCACTACTCAATTTTACAATTATTGCGTCTGCGCCCTGTAAATTAATACTACCAGTCGTTAATGAAGAACTACTCGATGAAATATCAGATGATGGTAAACCAAGTATATCGTGTGGTGTAGTATACCCTGTAACGTTTGTATTATATCCATTTATACCCGAATAGAATTTGAATGTAAAATCACCCGAGTTACATGTAAACGTTATTGCATTTGTGGTTTTATTAAAAGTAGCACCAGTTATAACTGTACAATTCAGTTTTATAGTATCAGCAAGTTCTTGGCCGCTATAGTTTCCAACGGGTATAGTTACAGTCTCAGTACCCTCACCATTTGTTAACACTTCCATTTGATTATTTCGAGAATGTATGAGAAACTGACTGTTATGAATACGTGCTGATATTAATGAAATTTTTGTGACTTCGTAAACAGGTGTTTTTAATTTAACAACATAGTCTGCAGGATTTGAATAAGAAACGGGATCTCTTTCTCCACTATCTATGTCTAAGGTATGTACCCTCATTAAAATATAGGAGCATTATTTTAATGAGTGATTTACTTATTTTATTATACGTTTAAGAAAAACTATGTGACAATGGGTTTCTAGAAAGTTGATTTTTAGCTATATCTAAACCACTCTGAGAAGAATTAGGATTTTCGTTACCTTTGTATGCATTAAATTGGTGATAATCGTTATGTCTATAATTTTGTGTCCAAGCACCGTTTGCAGAATTTACTCGACCATCAATACGGGACGTGTCTGAACGAACACCTGTTAACATACCACCCTGGTTTAGTGGGTCGGCGCGAACATTCATTCGACCAGCACCCGCCATTCGACCAGCTTTACCTCTTTTATCTGTTGGTCTCAATCCAAACTTATTAAGTTCCTCGACTGTATAATTATCGCCATAAACTCGACTTTCACCTATCTTTGAAGATGGAGAATTTAAGTACCCGTGTGAATATTTATTGATATTTGGTGATGGCATATTTGTGTATTGATACGATTCTATATTACCATCCTTCTTGTTACGTGTTGGTTCTGCTGCACGTGTTAAAGCGGAAACGGTTCTCTTTGGTGCGGCCGTAGAAAGAGTATCAGTTCTAAGTCCGGTTTCAGAACGATTTGTTGTTCTTTTAGTTTTTTCGTGTTCACTTCTTGGGGTCAAGCCCGAGAACCCTTGAGAACGTCCACCAACGTTTGGAAGACGTTCTGGTAAAAATGAAGTTTTTTCCGGTCTATTATTAGCAAGTTCACCGGCAATTCCTCGACGACCACCTTTACCATCAAATGCGGGACCACTTCTCCCTGGTAAAGTAGTTAATTTATAAGCACCTACATTTACAGGATTCACACGGAAAAGTTGTTGATGACCACCAACTGATGGAACATTTGGATCAACACCCAAACCTGGTCCAACATTCTGACGTTCTATTGGTGATAAGTTATTCATTCTACCACCGTCATACATGATCCTATCTCTCATTTCCAAAACTTCACCCCCAGAAGATCTTTGTGTTGACGCAATGTCACCGAAGGAGCCAACTTCTTGTTTGTGAAAAATTGTTTGTTCGACTAATGGTGATGCTTCACCTAAATATGTATCATTTATATTGATATTTCTATCGTTAAATTCTAAATTTTCCTGTACACTATCCTGTTCTATAGGAGTACCTTCTGATATATATGTTTCGGTTGGTTTACTTAATTTACGACCAGCGTAGACAAGTCCTGCTATAGCCATTATGGATATTGGATCAGCCATTCTTATTTCTTACTGACATTTTTATTAAGGTATCTTTGCTGAAATAAACCATTTTGAAGTTCGGCTCGTGTACTGGATGGTTCGTAACTTTGGGTTCTGAGTGGGAGTTTACACGATACATTTTGGAGTGGGTGTAAATTTTGTTCGTATGTTCTCGCTAAAACTTTGTTAAATCGGGAGGTAGATTGTGGACGAAGCATGTCACTCGTTTCAATATATTCAGCTGGAGATCCTTTACCCGCCATATACGGCGCAGTACCGTATAACATAGTATTAGGTCTCGATGAAACGTAGTTTAATGAAGTGGGCTGAGGATACATAAAAACTTCTTCGTTTGCACAAACTGTTGGTACAGCATTATCAGTGACTAATTTGATTCCTGGTTGGAGTTGGTACGCCATTTACTATTACAAAACATTTTGTTTAAGAAAATCGAGTATCGACTAAATATATTTAAAATATGAAATTATGAAGAATGACCAGCTGCTAATCCTGAACCTCTATGCATACCACTTCTCTTATCCCCATTTGGATCTAACCCCGCAAAAGCTTCGAGTTGAACACCTCTCGCGTTTGGATCACATAATCGTGGGTCTTGTCTACAAGTTTTTTGTCCCTGTTCACCATGTATAAATTGGTAATATGGGTCGTTTCCTAAAGAAGAATTGGCTGTACTTACAAATTGTCTAGAACATGCATTTCTTTGGTATTCTGGTAAAGATGACCTAGATCTAGATGGTCCATATTCTATACCTTTTGTAGCGTAATGGTCGTACGATTTTTTCACCGTTGGATAATAACAAGCACTTGGTCTGTCTGGTCTATCAACAAAATCTGTCATCAAAACATTACCCATTGGGTTATCCTGTGTGGGTAAGGTACATGGTCTTTTTGGACGTTCGTGTGCTGTTTTAGCTAATCCTAATTTTATCATATCGGATTTTTCCATTATATATAAAACACCTAATGCAGTTCCTCCTAATACAAATATACGTATATCACGGTTTATAAGATATATAATACAGGTTGCATAAATAATAAATCTCGCTGTGGCATTAACACGTTCTTCTGGAGTAAGTGTTTGTGAAGGCCAGAATTCTAATACCTTGTCTGTTCGAATGAGTTGTTTTGGATCTTCAAACCAAGAAGTCATTTATATATAGTGAGTTTATTTTTTACCACCTAACATGCCACCTAACATGCCCTGCATGGTTTTCATAAGAGCGGCTTCGTCTAAACCACCTTCACCTTCCGATCCCATTTTATCGGCGCACTCTTTTGCCACACTTTCAATCATGGATAATGTGTCTTCTGGAATTGATTTAATTGTCGTACCTAGCATGTAAAGCGTTTGTACGTACTGCCAGATAGCGTTTTTTGTATTCTCCGAACACGTCCCCCAATGTTTTTCTAAATTAACACCTTTCATGAAATCTAAATTCTTAGACTCTTTTATGAAAAAAGAATCGTCTTTCTTTGAAATTTTTTCTGCATATGGTGTTACACCGGACATGAAACCGTCTACTACTAATCTCGGGTTAGTTTCTTTCATTAAATCAAATGCAGATAAACACTTTTTTAATCCCTTTTCCTCTGGGAATGTCCTGTGTAATTCAGTAAGAAATTGACCCATCATTTCATTAAATGCGGAAACTGATGTCATTGTTGTATATTATATACATAATACTAATAATATCTTTAAGTTTACACACTAAAACGGTTCTGAACTAATACTTTCTTTCTTACCCAAACCGTTTGAAACGATAATAAATACTAAAATTGCAACAAGTGCGGATGGTTTTGTGTACGAGCTCAACTCGATTTTACCTTCATTGTTAAGTTTAGACTTAAAGTGTATATAGCCTGCAGTTATACATCCAGCAATTAAACCCGCCCAAGCTGGATCTCTTAAATAATCTTCAAACTCCATTTATTTATACATGATGTTTTTTTGACGAGATTCCGCAGCGTCTGGAAAAAATACATCGTCAGATTCGCCATGTTCGTTATCCATATTCTGTCGTGCCTGAGGAGCCGTATTTATAGTTTTGAATTCGTTGTTCATGAAAGAGTTTGTAGGTTCTCCTCTCATATAAGGTTCTTCGCCCATAGAAGGTTCTCCAACCATAGAAGGTTCTCCCTCCATAGAAGGTTCTCCCTCCATAGAAGGTTCTTCACTCATAGAAGGTTCTTCGTTTAATTCAGGATTAAATGGGTCTTGTGTAACTTCTTCCCCACCGTCTTCTATAAGCTCTGGATCTTCCGAATCAGCTATCTCCGCGTCTCCTAAATCAAGGTCTTGACCTTCTTGTGATTGTGACATATAGGTTTGTAATATTTGCTGAACAGGTATGAGTTCTTTTACTGCATTTTCAACACATATAGAGAATCTTTCGAATAATTTATCGTTTCGAGCATATTCATTTTGTGTTTCGTGGTATACATAAGGATCGTTGTACAAAGATTCCGCGACTTTGTTATGACACATTTGTATAAAAACTTCATTAGTTGGAAGTTTAAGGGAAATTTTTTTATTGTCTTTACTCAAACGAACAGCTGATAATATTTTAACACAACTCACGAAAACGGCCGCCAATAAATCATTAAACCACGCGCATCTATTCGCTATATTATCAGAGTGTTGTTTAGACATTGCATCACTCCAGTTAGGAACTTCCTTTAAAAGTTTTTGGTACATAATAAGTACTTTTCTTCCTTTAGAGAGTTTGTATGCTTCTTCATACATTTCATCAAAAGTCTCAATCATAACTGGACACATCAATAAACAAAGTTGACCGAGATATTCTCTTTTAGCTTCAACTAATATGTTAAGGTTATCCATTTATGATAAAGTGGGTTTTTTTATGAGACGTTATTATCGCGCCCCCCTGTATTTATTTGCAGTCTTTTTCAAGTTCACAAGTGTTGGAAAATCTTCAAAATCTTCTTCTGGTTTTTCCTCAATACGCTTTTCAACTTTTTTAGCACGCCAAGATATACATATTTCAAATTCACCTATAACTTGAACCATAAATCCGCTAATTTTAAATTGTCTTATTAAATAATCAGTAGCTTTTCGCCTGTCGAAATGTGGGTACCCCATAACAAACGATGGTATTTGAACGAATACATATTTATTACCGAGTTCTACGGATTGGCGTATTTTTTTAGATATCTGTTCATATAATTTTACATACGTCTCCTTTTTTAGTCGTTTACGTTTATCAGCTATCTTAGATATTTCATCTATAGTGATCATCTATGTTACTATTGGAACATTTTTAGGTTTACCATACGCATCTTGATAATTTTGTATTTCCTTTTCAACGAGTAAATTAGTATTGTTTTTTATGTAAGATATTTCACTTTCTCTTATAAGTGAATAATCTTCAAACTCTCTTGGTGGTATATTATTAGTAAAAATACCTTCATTATCAGGTTTCTTTATATGAATAGGTTGTGTCTGTAAACTTAATATAACAACCGATGGTTTTTCGTTAACTAATTCCTTTTTCATATTTTTGAACTGGTTATATTTTCTCTTGAATTTTCTTAAACGAGCGTCTTCATATTCTGTTAGTCCTGTTCTTAGTGTTTTATTTTCCATTTTTTCTATAACTTTAATTAAATCCTTCTCCATTTCTACATCATTTTGATCATCTAGTTCATTAATATCATACCGTGGTCCCATATTTATAATACGTATAACAGCAGAAACGGCAAATCCAAAATCAAAACCACCTTTTCCGTACTTGACTACCATAAACATACACTTACAAACTTTACCCGGGTTTTCAATATCTTTGTTTTCGTATATTTCGGCTTTTATAGTTTCTATTATATATGTACATAAACCAGTTCTCTTTGAAATTTGTTCATTTGTTCTTAGTATAATTTCCTGTATAAGATCGTGTGTAATAGACAAATCACTTTCTTCGTATCCAGATAAGTCTATATCTTCATCATTTAATTCGTCAGGTGGTGTATTAGTGAACTTCTCTGTCCTGGTTAGTGAATATATCACAAATAATGTCAACAGTATTATAACTATTTTGTTCATCTTATTATTAAATTTTATTTTATTTTATATGTGAAATTATTGCGAAATTATTATAAGTTAATACTTTAAATGTCTCTTTTAATATACAGCCCTCAATGTAGTCATAGTTTAGATATAATTAATTATATAAATAAAAATGATAATTTAAAACAAATTGTTAGTTATCATAATATTAATAAATTGGGAATACCTCCTCAATACAAAAGTAAACTCAGTAGAGTACCTACAATGCTCACTAAAAATGGAAAACTACTTGTTGGTAACGAAATAAAAAACTGGCTCGAGTCTCTTTTACCAATTAAGGAAGTAGAAATGGCGGGTTTTGGTACGTGTGCTATGACAACTTTAGAAGGTGAAAGTACAGATGATATGTTTGGTATAGACGATTATGGTATTTCTTTACAACCTCCTATGACGACTGAACTTGAAGAAAAAATAAGTAGAAGTGTAAACGATGCGTATACTGAACAAAATAAACAATAATTAAAGATTTAATACAATTTATTATAAATGAAGTTAGCTACAGTACAAGCTTCAGCTATAAAATCGACTTTTGAAGTTCTTAAGGATATATTAAACGATGTTAATATATATTTTAAACCAGATGGTATGTATATAGTAACTTTAGATACAGCACGGACATCACTTGTAGATATGTATCTAGCATCGGATAACTTTGAAGAGTATAACTGTGAATCTGAAATAATAGCCGGTATAAATGTTTCAAATACGTTTAAACTTCTCAAATCTATATCAAATAGTGATGTTCTTATTATTAATA